GATGTTTATGTTGATGAATATAAAGCTTTGGTAATTTCACCATTCGTTGTTCACACAGATTCAATTCCAAACGGTACAGATGAAAGACAAAATTCGATTCTTAATGTTATCGCAAAAGATACAAATCTTGCTAAAGGCTTAGCTGATAAGAATAAAATATCTTGGAGATACCTTGTAGATTCTTTCGGTTTAGGACTTGTACCTATGGACGGATTCGGTTCAAAACAACAACTTGCTGATATTTGCGGTATGAAAATGAACTGTTTAGGTTTCATCAATATGCCAAGTGCAAAAATATTCAGAGAGTCAACTAATCCATCGTTTACTAATGATGATGGTACTCTTAATCTTGAATATGTTAAAGATGGTGCCGATGATAGCAAAAACCCAGATTTCTACTATCAATTTGCACAAAAACATGGTGAAATCAATGGTAGTAGCTGTGTTGGATACTTCTTCCCATATATTAAAATATATGACAATGGTATTCCAAAATGGGTTCCACCAGCAATGTTCGCAGCAACAACTTATATGAATAAATTCGTATCTAATGTTGCTGGTATGTTGCCTTGGACAATTGCAGCAGGTATTACAAACGGTAGAGTTAATAATATAACTAAGACCGAAATGGACTTCACAAATACCGATCTTGAGAACTTACACGCAATGGGCGCTAACCCAATTGTATATAAGATTAATAACGGTTATTGTATTAATGACGAATCAACCGCTCAAATCTTTCCATATAGTTCACTTAGTTTCATGCATTCAAGAGAAGTTCTTATCGAACTTGAAAATAGACTGTATGATATGTTATTGAAATATCAATGGAGCTTCAATACACCTGAGATTAGAGCCGAGATTAAATATCGCGCAGATAAAATCTGTAAAGATATGTTAGATAACGACGCATTCTACGATTTCTGGAACGTTTGCGACGAAACCAATAACACAGATTATGTTATTGACCTACAGATGGGTGTGTTGGATACTTACGTGGAAATAATAAAAGGAATGGGTATTATTGTAAATAATATCACAATCTTGAAAAAAGGTGATATTCAATCAATGGGATTTAGATAAGATCATCTAAATATGGTTAATAAAAAGAGGAAGATTAATCTTCCTCTTTTTTATTGCTTTTTCCAGATAAATTTAATCTGTCCTGAATCATATATTCTATAAATTTTTCTTTCCAACATTATTTGATGTTCAGTTTTAGTAGGATCAAAACCATCATTAATAAGTTTATTTTTTCTATATGTAAAACGATGTTTTCTTATTTTATCCACAATGTAATAATAATTTGGATTTGTAATGTGGGAATAATTAAAATTTAATTTTTTATATAAATTTCCATTTGAGTAACTTCTATTTGCGTATGTAATAATTTCATTTGGATTATAATTAATTGTAAAATAATTAAATAATTTTGATGCCCCTCCAATAACATTAGTATTTAATTTATTACAAAATCTACTTAATTCCCATTCATTTTTTATATTTTTATCATTCATCACAATTCTTTTATTTCCAAATGTCATTAAACTAATTAATTCCTCATTGTAGTATAGACCTAAACCAATTTTATTTGTTATATAACCTTGAATATGATTTTTTTCTAAAAATTCCTTAATTACTTTATTATCTGATATTTCTTTTATTTTACATTTTCTGGCAAAAATTCTATTAGTTGTTTTATTTAATTTGTTTAATATCATAGATTTAATAATATTTTTTTTATGAATCCAATCATCTTCCCATATGTGGATTAGCTGAATATTTTTTTCTACACATAGATTTGTTTTATCTAAATGATAGTTATCGGTTTTATTAATTTCATTGTGCCACCATAAACCATTAAATTCAAATGCTAGATTTAAATCGGGTAAATATATATCTAATTCTTTACCAATAATATCTTTATCATTAAACGAAATTATTTTATTATAATTTTCTTGAATAAATTGTTTCATTTCAATTTCTAATCCAGAGATACCTTTATTAATTGGATTACATTCTGTGCATATTAAAGTGCTGGTTTTTCTTCTAGAATTTAATAAAACGTAATCAATATCAAATATATGACCATTATCGCATTTCATTGTATATTTTCTGTTTTTATTGTCAATATTTAATATATTATATTCTTTATAATATTCTTTAATATTTTTTGCTAATGTTAATAATTGATTTTCTTTTGATTTAATTTTAATTTTTTCATTTTGTAAAGCATGTTCTACACCATATTTTAATAACATAGTTTCTTTAATTTTATTATTTATTTCTTTGCTTTTTTTTGGATTATCAACGCCATAATTTTTCATTAATGTTTTTATTGATTTTATCCTTATTTCTTCTGATTTATTTGGATTATCAACGCCATAATTTTGTAATAAGGTATCTTTAGATTTCTTTAGTATATTTTCATTTTGCATTGGACTATTTGAACCATATTTTTTATTATTAGTTTTAATAATTTTAGCTTTGATATCACTGTTCATGGCAGGAGCCTTGGTGCCGTATTTTTCATAAGATTTATTTTCTTTAGTTTTTTTGATATTTGGATCACTACTTATGCAAGCTGTACAACAATATTTATAATATCCCAAAGTTGAATTTTTAAATTTTGTTGTATTATCACAATTTATATTTGCACATTTTACAATTTCTTGCAAATTATTAACATAATGATATACTTTTTCTTTAAAAGGCAAATCTGATAAATTATCTTTACAAAATTCAATAATATCATTAAATATATCAGGATAATTACTTTTTACATACTTTTCAACATACATCCTACCAGATGGTCCATTTTCTTTTTTTATTATTTCTACGAAATTGTTTTTCATTATATGTATCTTTTATTCCTATATATTAAAATATTTATATCATGTTTATCAACTATACATTAATTTTTTGATATATTTTTTATCAAAAATAATCCAATATTATGCAAATTGCAATAGAATCCACAGTTGGCGCTGGCAAAACTACACTTGGAAAATTTCTCTCAGAATACACTAATATACAACTTTACGAAGAACTTACCAGTAACGACACCTCAGTTTTATTAGATAAATTTTATGCAGATCAAACCCGATGGTCATTCGCACTTCAAATTCACTTTCTAAATGAAAGATTTAGAATGATTAAAGAAATTAATAAATTATCAGAAGGCATTCTAGATAGAAGTATATATGGTGATAAAATATTCGCAGAAATGCTTTACGAAGATGAAAAAATGACAAAAGAAGAGTTCAATACCTATAAAACATTGTTCGATAATATGATACAACATATTAAACCACCTCATCTTATGATATATCTAAAATGCTCAACTGAAACCGCAGTTCAAAGAATAGCAACCCGCAATAGAGGTATAGAAACTAGCGTACCTATTAAATATTGGCTAAGATTAAACGATAAATACGAATCATGGTATAATAACTATAACCAATCTGAAAAAATGAGTTTAGATGTAGATAATTTTAATATTTACGATGATAACCAGCGTAAAGACTTTTTAGATAAGATAGTAAATAAATTAGATAGTTTAAGATCACCGGAATATGTTAAAAGAAAGAAATTTGTTCAGGAAATTTCTAAAAATATAAGATCATTTTAAAAACTGGTATATATAAATTTTTTTTAATCGTTTTTTGTATTTTTTGTTAAAAACCTTATTAAATGTGTTAAAATTTAAGAAAAAAAGTTTTTCTTCTTAATTTTCAGAGGGAAAGGATATATTATTTATATATATAAAAAAATATAAAAAATAATATAAAAATATGCCATTAGCACATTTCACTGCCATTGATTCTCACAGAGAAAAATGGGAACCCATTCACAAGAATCTATACGAAGTTACGATTATTTTACCAACCGTACTTCAAACGATTCACCCAAATGCAACTCATTTATTGATGGAGAATACCAAATCGGCTAAGTTCCCAACTTATCCAGATTTACAATCTCAAACACAAAGATTTAAATACTCAACTAGAGTATTCGTCATGATGCCTGCACAAACTCACGTTGATGATTTAACTATGACATTCAATCTCAACCAGAATGATGACTATCAAATTTTTTGCTTCAAAATGCTTAAAGATTGGTATGATTTAGGATGGAACAATGAAACAGGTACACTTCATTACAAGAAAAATTTAGTTGGTGATATTATCATACACCTACACGACAAAGAAGGTAAAGTTATCCGTAGAGTTACTTACCATAATGCAATGCTAAGACAATTTACAGGGTTTGAAGAAGTCAACTGGGACGATTCAACAGCAATCTTCGATCTTTCTTGTACTTGGGTAGCAGACTACTGGGAAGATTTCTACTATTAGGCTATAATGCTTATAATCAATAGATTACAAAAAAAGATACAAGAAATTGTATCTTTTTTTGTTTTTATGACTATTGGGAACGATAAATATTTATATATACAAATAAAAAGATTATGGAAAAGCAATGTAGAATTTGTGGAAAAATTAAATATGTAAATGAATTTCACAAGAAGAAAGGAACATCTGATGGCTATAGAAATGAATGTAAAGAGTGTGTGAAAGATATCCAAAAAAAATATAAGGAAGCACCTGGATTTAAAGAAAAACAAAAAGAATATGATAAGAAAAGATATGATGAAAATAGAGAAAGTGTTTTAGAAAGAAAAAAAGAGTATCATAAAGAAAATAGAGAAAAAATATTAGTTCAAAAGAAGCAATATAGAAATGATCCTGATAATAAAGAAAGAATTAAGGAATATTTAAATGAATATAGGATTAATAATAAAGAAGAGTTGAAAGAGTGGAGAAAAAATAATCGACATATTTTAGCAAAGAACCAAGAAAATTATAGATTAAATAATCCTCATATAATCGCTTGGCGTTCTGTTTTATATTCAACTCTTAAACGACTTGATACTAAAAAACAAGGACATACCATAGATATGTTAGGTTATTCTGCATTAGAATTAAAGCATTATATTGAGAAACAATTCACAGAGGGTATGACTTGGAAGAATCATGGTGAGTGGCATATTGACCATATACGTCCTGTAACTAAGTTTGCAACAACTGAAGATGTTAAAATTGTATGTGCTTTGGAGAATTTACAACCTTTGTGGGCGGATGAAAATTTACATAAAAATAATAAATTTTAATAAACTCTAATTTCTGATATTAGAATATCTAAGGTATTGGGATACTTAATTTTCTCATTAATCCATGCTGAATAAAATGTTATATAAGCTGGTCCTGGTTTAAACCAGGAAATATCTATCATTGGATTACCTGTAGGTGGTATTCCCCCATAAAATTTAAGTATTCTTCCGTTTTTTATTTCAAACTTATAACTATTCGGATCTGTGATATATTTAGGTGAATGTCCAATTTGCTCGTATTGTGGTATTATTGTATATGTTTCTATAGTTGGCGTGTAGAGACCTCTGAATTCATTTATTTTTGGATTTTTATTTCCTAATATTTTCCATTGTGGACCGTGTTGATAATATAAATTATAATATTCTTTTTCGTCATCCGCATTTAATGTAAGGATACTAGAATTTATTGGTTCTATTTTTGTTGATACTTTTGGCATTAGTTGGCATACTATACTTGGTGAACCTTGTCCTGATATAATATGAAAAGGTGGTTCTACTGTCCATAGATATGAATTCTTTTTTGCACCCTCATAATGTAATTTATAAAGAATTTGTGGTTGTGAATAGCCAGGTGGTTTATTTGGATAGGAATGCTCTAGTGTCGTGTTGGATATAAAATTTTCAGATATAATCATTTTAGCACATTTTCTTTTATATATTAATTAATTAATCTAATTTTTTTAAGGGGACGGGATTGTTTTAATATATAAATAAAAATAATATTTTAATATGAGTGATAATTTTAAAAATAAAAAAGAAGAAGATGCACTAAATTACTTAGAAAAAAATTTTGTTGGTGGTGAGCAAGATAATTCTATTGAGTCGGTTAAGAAAGTAGATTTATCTTATTTTGATAGTGTACCTTCTAATGAATATATTGCTATACCGTTGGATGTTTTACCGTGTGGTACATTTTATAAACAAGGAACAAAGATTAGTATTAGAGCCGCTAGAGTTCAAGAAGTTCAGGCTTATTCTGTTGTTGATGATAATAATTATCTAGATATAACTGAGAAGATGAATGGTATTTTGGCTTCTTGTATAAAATATTATTATCCTAATGGTATGCAAGGATCTTATAAAGATATTAAAGATGGTGATAGATTATTTTTAATTTTTATGATTAGAGAA